AATCATGACTTGATGAAAGTCGAGGCTAATGATTTTTTTTCGGTAGATAGATATCTAATCACATACGAGGAAGTGCAGGTTGAATTATAGACAACAGTTAGAAGTTATAAAAGGTTTAAGCATACCATCTGAAACCCAGACTAGAATGGATTGCCCATTCTGTAACGGAAGAAATACTTTGTCTATAGATACAACCGAGAATAAGATAGGATGGTATTGCTTCCATGCATCATGTAAGGCAAAAGGTAAACAAGAGGGGGAAAAGGATATGCATTATGTCGAGAGAGTATTTCATGGTAATCAAACATTACACATAGAGGATACAGAATTTAAGATACCAGATAGTTTTCAATCAATATATTCAAATCAAAAGGCCATGCGTTGGTTATCAGATAATAATTGCTGGGAGGCGTGGTCATGGGGCAGAGCAGATGTCAAGTATGACGTTAAACAAAATAGGGTAGTATTTCTAGTTAAGAATAAGATATCATATAAGATAGTTGGTGCGGTAGGTAGATCATTAAACAAAAATGATTTTCCTAAATGGTATATGTATGGTAACAAAGACGTGCCTTTTAGATGTGGTATATGCGATGATGCTGTTATCGTAGAGGATTGTCCTTCGGCCTGTGCAGTATCTAACATACTAACTGGTATAGCGATCATGGGTACTAAATTAAAATCTGTACAGAAGTCACACTTGAAACCATATAAAAATCTATATATATGTTTGGACAGAGATGCAACAACGAAAGCATATGATATGGCAAAAGATTTAAGATCATCTGGATTTGATAATGTGATAGTAAAACCATTAGAGGATGATCTAAAATATTATAATACAGAGCAGATAAGGGAGATGTTTTATGGATGATAAAATGAAGCAAGAGATACTAGACAGTTGGGTATCTTGGAAACACGATATAAAAGATATGAATAGATCTGAGTGGAATCAGAGAGATCAATCTATAATGGATACTATAGAATTAATATTAAGAAAGGAGTTGGATGATAGAAAAACAAATGATTAGGCTCATGCTTAATAAAAAATTTTATACACAATACAAGGGAACATTATCTCCAACAGTATTCTCTGGAGATGTGAGTTCTCTGTATGATACGATACAGAAAGCACACGATAAATACGAGGATGATATAAAGATTGATGAGTTATATTCTTTGCACACTACGATATTTAATCCTGCATTAACTCGTGCTGCGAAAGAAAAGTTTAGTGAGTTGGTAGAGGATATCAAAGAGGTACAAGAACCTAGCAAAGAGATAGCAAAAGATATCATGCGTATATTATCTGATAGAGATCTTGCACAGAGGATAGCTGTTGAGGCCACAGAGATATTTAATGGTAAGGAGGCTAACTTCTCAGAGATTACTGGTATGATAGATAAACATAAAACAAATATCAATGAGGATAAAAATCCTGCAGTTACAAATAATATTGATGAGGTTATAGAATTATTAGATGTTACCACGAGATGGAAATTTAATATACCTGTACTAAAAGAAAACGTAGGGGGTATAGGTGGTGGTAATCTTATGATAGCATTTGCTAGACCAGAGACAGGCAAGACAGCTTTCTGGGTTAGTCTCTGTACTGGGCCAGATGGTTTTTGTTCTCAGGGTGCTATAGTTCATGCATTTATAAACGAAGAACCTGCCATAAGAACACAGATAAGGGCTATATCCGCATACACTGGTATGACTAGGGATGAGATATTAAATGATAAATCACGAGCACAGAATTATTGGTCTGATATAAAAGATAATATATCAATGTTTGATACTGTTGATTGGTCTATTGATGACATAGATGCACATTGTGAAAAACATAAACCAGATATAATAGTCATAGATCAACTAGATAAGATAAATGTCACAGGAACTTATGCTAGAACAGATGAGAAGTTAAGACAGATATATACGAGTGTGAGAGAGATAGCTAAACGTAGAGAGTGTGCTGTGATTGCAATATCTCAAGCGTCAGCTGATGCACACAATAGAAATAGTATATCATTTGATCAGATGGAAAACTCTAAAACTGGTAAGGCAGCAGAAGCAGATTTGATTATTGGTATAGGTAGAAATGCTAGCAGTGATCTAGAGAATAAGATAAGAACATTATGTGTAAGTAAAAATAAAATAAATGGTTATCATGGTGAGCCTGTGTGTACCATTAGAAGAAGTATAAGTAGGTACGAGGTATGATAACAACAGTAGACGTAGAGACATCTTGGCAAAAGAATGAGAATGGTGGGTATGATCCGTCACCTTTTCATCCAGATAATATATTAGTTAGTGTAGGATTAAATTCTTATTTTGGTGATGAATATTATTTTACAAATCATAGTGAGAGGATAGATAAAGGTTGTGCTATCAAGATACAAGAAACTCTAGATAAGACAACTTTGCTTGTAGGACACAATATAAAATTTGATTTGATGTGGTTACTTGAGGCAGGATTTAAATATAATGGTAGGGTTTATGATACCATGTTAGGTGAATATATTTTAAACAGGGGTGTTAGAAAAAGTCTAACACTAGAGATGTGTTGCCGTAGAAGAAAGATAGGATCTAAAGATAGTAGTATAAAAGAATATATGGACAGAGGAATATCTTTTGAGAATATACCTGCAGATGTAGTAGAGGAATATGGTAAGATAGATGTACAGATAACTAGAAGTCTATTTGATTCTCAGATGGATGATCTTAGATTAGAAAAAAATAAAGGTCTAGTCATGACAGTTAAGATGATGAATGAGTTTTTAGTTGTATTAACTAACATGGAACGTAATGGTATTAACATAGATACCACAGAGTTAGATAAGGTCGAGAAAGAGTTTAGGGCAGAGTTTGCTTATCTAAAACAAAAGATAGATAAGATAGTATATAAACAGATGGGTGATACTAAGATTAATCTATCTAGTCCAGAACAATTATCTTGGTTGATTTATTCTATGAAACCTAAAGATAAAAAACAATGGGCTAAGATATTTAATGTTGGTATAGATAAAAGCACAGGTAAAAATAAAAGAAGACCTAACTATTCAAGGCAACAGTTTAGAAATCTTGTGGCTGATAATACTGAGGTAATACATAGAACAGTAGCACAGCAATGTGTAACCTGTCATGGTAAAGGTGTTATTAAAAAAATAAAAAAAGATGGTAGTCCTTTTAAAAATTATACCAAGTGTTCTGAGTGTGATGGTGACGGATATGTGTACACAGCGATGGCAAAAGTGGCTGGGTTCAGACAAAGACCTAGAAGTGTGTATGATATAGCAGAGTCTGGATTTAGAACAGACAGGATAACTTTGAGTAAGATAGCGTCAGAGGCAGAGGGTGAGTTTAAAGAATTTATTGATGCAATTGTTAGACACAATGCTGTAGATACATATCTAAATACATTTGTAGAAGGTTTAAAAAACTTTACAAACGAGAAAGGATTTTTACATCCTAAATTTATGCAGGCTATAACAGCTACAGGTAGATTATCTAGCCGTGATCCTAACTTTCAAAACCAACCTAGGGGTAAGACATTTCCTATTCGTAAGGTGGTTACATCTAGATTTGATGGTGGTAAGATATTGGAGATAGACTTTGCACAATTAGAATTTAGAACAGCCGTGTAT